TAGGGACGACGTTACTGGACGCGGACACAAGCGTCTGCGCTTGGTAGTTCTGGAAGTACAACACGCGGCCAGAATAGCTAGCCGCCGCTGGTAACGTGACTGTGCAGGACGAACCAGACTTGTTGTTGATCAGCCAAGTCTCACCGACAGCAACCGAGAAGTTGGCCGTCTTAGTGACCGGCGGCCCGCCAATGGTTGTTATGACAGTTGACGCAGGAACGTTTTCCCACCGCAACTGCGCGCCGTCGTACTGGAGCAAATCGCCGTTTGCCAGCCCGCTGATTTCAACGTTGGAATCCGTCGCGCCCAACGCCGAGCCAAACGTGGGGCGCACAAACAAAATACCGTTGGTGGCTGCGTGAACCACCGCAGCCATGATAACTTTGGGGTTAGGCGCAGCGGGGACGTTCTTTGTCAACCCGCCAGCAACCGCCGGGTTGTAGTACAGAATCTGGCCGTCAACCCATGCTTCCGCGCCGCCTGTCGTGTTGATGCCTTTAACCTCGCCGAACCACGTTGCGTAGCCCCACGCATTCAAAGCGATGTTCTGCGTAGCGATGCCAAGAATGTACTCGCCTTGGTCTACGGCGAGGCCGGTCGCTGGCGCGGCCAACAGACCCCCCAACGCGCCTACCGTGCCGGTGAACATCAACACCTGACCCTTGGTGATAGTGGCCGTGGCCTTGACGCGGTAGAACGTCTCTTCACCGATGTCCTGAACGATCTCTCCGGTGTCTTCCATGACCACAGCAAGGGTCTTGGACCGGTCGTCGTCGTCCCAGTACAACGTACCCGTGACGGTGTTGGGCACCGACTGCGGCGTGGTGTCAAACGCCACCCAAGGCAGGTTGTCCTGCTGTAGCGGCGCCATCGTGCCCAGCGACGGCTTTGGAAGCGTCTGCACCTCCTGCTGCACGCTGTCAATCTGCGTCTGCAACGTTTCGACCAGACTAGTCGGCATCGACGCAAGCTGCGCCTGATCGTACAAATTGGTGAAGTCGCCGCTCAGGTCTTGCGTCGGGGGGCCTAAGTTCTGGCCGTCAAGCGCCGTGTTCGCTGATCGGAACAGCGACAGGAAGAACATGTACCATGCACGGTCGATCAGCCCAGTCCGCTCGTCGATCAGCGGTACGCGAGGCGGCGTGATCGGCGTCGGGTTGGCGGTCGGCGACGTAGCCATTACGCTCCGGTCGGGCTAAGAATTAACTCCGCGCCCATGATGGCGATCTTGACCGGATCAGTGCCAGACAGTTCGTACACCCGGTCGCGCAGCTTGAGCGTCATCCCCAAGCGCCGCCAGAACACGCGGCGGTAATACTGCCCGATCTTGCCGATTTGCGCCCAGTGTTCGTTTGACCATGTGTGGCCGCCGTCGTCTGACCACCGCAGCATGACTTCAGGGTCGCTGCCTTGGCCCAAGTTAAGCCCCACGCCAGACTCGCAGTCAAGCTGGAGCGTGTGCTGCGCGGTACGCTTGAGGTTGTTCTGGCCGGTGGGCAGCGCCCGCCACGACCGCAACCATTTCTGAATCTGACCGTTGTCTGAGTAGTCCTCAAGATCAAAGGCGTATATGTTTGAGTTTTCATAGTCACCGACAATGACGGTGCTATTGAAGAACATCTGACAGTTTGAACGGTGCCGCGTGAACTCGCCGTTGGTAAAGCCAGCGCGTTCGTGCCAGGCTTGGGTCGAGACATCGTAGACCCAAGTGGTATTGGCCGAAGGAAAGATCAGCACATAGAAGCTGTGGCCGTCCTGCTGGTAGGTGTAGCCAATGGCGTCAGCCATGTTGCCGTACTGCTGAATCTGCCATTCAACGGCGTGCGTGCTGATGCGCTGGCCGGTGTAGCCGTTGGCGCGGTAGACGATGCCGTGACCGCGAGCGTCAGAACCCAGCCAGAACAGTCCGTTGTCCATCTTGGCGATGGAGTACGGCGCAGCGCAGCCGATCTCGTTAAACGCGCCTTGGATGCGTTGCAGCGGGAAGTCCGACTGGCCGGAGTCGTACCAAACTTCTACAGTGCCGGTGCCGTACACCCAGACTTCGCGGTGGTCAACGATAATGCCGACCACGCCGTCGGGCGAGCCTTCCGCGCTGGCAAAGTCAAGTGGGTCAACGCTGGTGCCGTCAAGCAGGCTGGTAATCCACAGGCGCTGGCTGTTAGGCTCGTTGAAGACGAAGTAGCCGTCGAGGTATCCGACCGTCACGGCGCCGGGGAAGTCCGGGTCCGTGATCTGCGAGAAGACGTTCGTTGTGTTGTTGTAGATGTAGCCGTTGGGATTGGCTGCGATGAACAACTGCGTGCCGTTGTCGGCCATGCTGACCGGGCCAGTGCCGCTGACGTTGCCTAGCTTGGTGGCAACGTAGGAGGTATTGATTGAGTACAACTCGCCGCCAGAGACAACAAACGCTTTCTGGCTATCGTTGGAAAACGCCCACAGTCCCCGGATGGGACCTGTGCCTATAGTTTGCAGGTTCCTGAGCCCCGGGGCGCGCTGCAAAAACGCGGGCTCTTTGCCGCCCTCGGGGATGATCTCGGGGAACAAATTGACCATGCGCGCATCCGCAGCGTTGACGCTGCGGGTGACGTAGGTTGACCCGAGGATCGGCGTCTTCATGCTACACTACCATTTATGTTGAACGGAGACTGAGCATGGAAACGTGGAAACCAGTTCTTGGCTTTGAGGGTTTGTACGAGGTCAGCGACCACGGCAACGTGCGCCGCGTTGCGCGAAGCAAGACTGTAGACGCGGCCAAAGTGCCTCAAGCCAAAGAGATGTTTGCCGCTGGCGCTACGCTGAAAGAAGTTGCCGCGTTTCTTGGCGTCAGCATCTCCACGGCGCAATCTATCAAGTTGGGCAAAACGTGGGTTGGCGATCCCAGCCATCGGCTGTGCAAAACGACTTTGTTGAAAGGGTACCTGCAAGTGTCGCTGTGCAAAAATGCAAAGTACACGCGGCGCGCCGTTCACCGATGCATGTGGGAATCGTTTAACGGAGTTATCCCCGGACGGCTTGAAGTCAACCACAAGAACCTTGACCGCGCTGACAACAAACTTGAGAACTTGGAGCTTGTGACGCATCAGCAAAACATCCGGCACGCGATTGATGCTTACAAAAGCCAAGGGCTGTTGCGAGCGGTCAAAGGCGTCAAAGGGTTTATTGCTGGTCGGCATAGCAAGTACAACAACAATTAAACATCTTTAATAGTTAGAGGCGTAGATGTTGAACCGCTGCCGGGTCGCCACGATGGCGTAGGGCATCGACATCACATCGTCAGGATTGTTGATGCGCTTCAGGTTGCGCTTGCTGGTCATAGCAATGCGCTGCACTTGAGGGCTGGGCTCGATGCCAAACTCAGGCGCGATTTCCATCGCTAGGTTGTAAGTAAAAGCGCGTAGATAGCCTGGCGGGAAGAACAGATCGGTCGCCAGCGTGGCGGGGTTGGACAGTTCTTGCACTGAGATGAAGTGCCACTCCAGGTCCCGCGTCGGGCGTGGGTAAATCAGCATCGTGATGTCCGGGAACGTGTTGTTCACAAAGATCACTTGCGGGTACGTCGAGGTGACGGTCTTGACCGCGATGCCGTCGTACTGCTGCTGATTGATGAACTTGATGCCGAACGACACGTTCGTGCCGGGGTCGCGGTAGTAGGTGGCGTCGTCCAGCAGCACTGGCCGCAGCCCCACAAACTGACCCGATGGGCCAAGGGTGCGGCTGATCTCGCCCGCAGGCCAAGTAAAGACTTGATCTTGGGTGCTGAAGACGGACAAGCGTTCCGTGTTCCAGCTATCAATCATCTGGTTGAGCGCCATCAGGCTGTCTTGCATGACAGCCGCCGACGACGTTTCCCCTTCGGCCAGTACACCAAGCAGCCGCAGCGCTCGATTGATTTGATCGCCAGCGGTGTATACGGCCATGCTCAGACTCCTTCGGCTACAGCCCTGCGAGTGTACTTACGCTTGGCTTCCAACTCATTGACAACCGCTACCACTTCAGTTTCGTCTGGATTGTACTTCGACCAGCCGTTGCGTTCGTCGTACTCCGCTTCCAAGTCGCAAATAGCCACCTTGGTGCCGTGGGTGGGGTGTTTGAGGTAGATGTGCATGGGGTGAAACGGGGGCCGAAGCCCCCGGTACATTAGGCAGTGATGCCGATGTTTTTCAACGCGACACGAAGCGCATTAATGGCGGTTGCCAACTCAGTACCAGAAGCGGTATTGGTGACAGCCGTGATAGCAGCAGCTTGGACAATCGGCGTAGTGCCGTAAAAGCCAGCGGTGCCGCCAGCCTTGCCCATGATTGCGCCATTAAGTTGCGGGTCTTCAAACGCGACGCCGACAGCTATGGTATTAGGCATGATGATTCCTTTAAAAATGGGGGCCGTAGCCCCCATCTAGGTTTAGGCCACGCGATAGATTGAATACGCTGCGTCGCCGGTTTTGCGGAAACGGAACGTGCCCGACGTATTGTTGGTCTTGGTCAGCGCATCTTGGATAATGTCGTTACCAACCAAGGTGTTGCCCGCGCCAGCGGTAAACGTCACATCGTTGCCTGCGTCGTCACCAAGGTTGATGAATGAGCAGTCAAACGTCGAGCCGACCTTCAAGCTAGGAAACGCCGCGTCAATCAGTGCGCCCGTCGGGAACACATAGGTGCCGGCGCTGGTGCTGCCTGCGTCCATCGTGCAGACGCCCGCAGCCAAGTTGGCCGCAGTGATAGTGACAGACGCGCCAGTCAAGGCGACGGGAGTGCTAGTGTTGGAAAAACTGATTTCGCCAAGATTGCCGTCACCAACTTGGTAACCGCCAGCGCCATTAGGGAGTGCCATGATAGATTTCCTTTAAGAATGAAGTTCAAAAAGGGGGCCGTAGCCCCCGTTTCGGTTTAGCCCCAGAGACGGCAAGCCATCTGCGGACGAATCGCGCTGTAGCCGTACAGAACGTCGATCCGGCAAGGCATCCGGTCGTTGTTGATGTCGTACTGGCGGACCACGCGCAGGCTGATACCGTTGTGAACGGCGCGGGCGGCCATATCGACGCCTTGCGGCAGCAACAGGTCGGCAGTGGCGAACGTGATGGCGTCCTTGTGGTAGATCAGGTTCTGAGCGTACTGGCTGGAAGCCGCACCCAGGAAGGTGACAGTTTTGCCGGTCACCGGCAGAGCAGTCATCGTCGCAAGGGCATGGCTGGCCGAGTACATCGGAGCCACGGTCACGGTCCAAGTGCCAGACACAGCGGTGGCATCAGCCAGCGCCACGAACTGGAACAGCGAGCCGGTGGACTCTCGGGTCTGCGGGTTGACAGCGAACGAGTCAGCGATGGTGAACACATCGCCGGCCTTGATCGTGGTCGTCACAGAGCCCTGCTCCAGCAGAATCGACGAAGCGCCTTCGCTGGTCACGCCCGGGGTCTTCACCAGCGTGCTGGCCGAAGCGTCACGCGAGCCCGTGGTGTGCTGCTTGATCGACTGAGACATGTTGATCTCGTCGAAGCCCAGCACGCCCGTGCCCATCATGCCGTTCTTGAACTGCTTGCTGATGGTGTCGGTCGGGTTGAACAGACCCTTCATGCCTTCGACCAGCCCAGCGTTAGCGGCGGGGTTGACGGTGGCGTAACGGGGGCTCATGACAGCCGCGTTCTCGTTCAGCTTCTGTTGCGCTTGCAGCAGAACCAGCGAGGTGGACGGGGTGGTGCCGGGGCTACCAACGCTGTTGCCGATGAACTTGTACGCATTGGCAACGTCAGCGTCGATGCTGGAGGCAAGCTGGCTGATACGCGGCTTAAGCACACGCTCGGCGAAGTCGTCAAGCTGCATGGTCAGTTCAGCCGACGTGAAGTTCACGCCGATGTGCTTCTGATTGGCAACCGACAGCGTGGTGAACTGCTCGTTGTCGTCCTGGACTTGCAGGGCGGCACCGTCAGTCACCAGAGCGCGGTCGGGCAGACGAATACGCAGGGTGGAACCAATCTTGGCGCCTTCGACAGCGAAGCTGTCGTCGTACTGACGGTTCACGTTGCGGGTAAGGACGAGGTTGTTCTCCAGGATCTCCAGGGCCTTCCTGGTGATCATGTCGATGGTAAGGATCGAATTGCTCATGATGATTTCCTAAAAAAGTTAGCGAATGCGTTGTGCCTCTAGCTTCTTCATCTGCCGCACCCTGTCAGCTTCAATCCACTGCGAGGCCGTCATGGTCTTGATAGACCGTGGGTCCGTAGTATCGATGGCTGGCGAACCAGAGGTCCGGGCGGTTACAGGCGAAATAGGCGTTGGCGCTGAAGTTGATCGTTTGACCGGCGGTTCCGCAGCCAGCTTGGCTTCGATTTTACCGATCTCTTTTGCCTGCGCAAGCGGCGCCATGCGTGAGATACGCTCCGCGTCCTTGGGGTTGGAACCGAGATAATAAGCCAACTCGGGGCCAATGTCCGAAGACTGGATTGTTTCTGCCATCACGTTCGTGATTGACAGCTTGGGGTTGTAGGCGACTTGCTCAAAGTCGTCGTACTTGTCCCGCGCTGCTTCCTCAAGTTCTTGATAGCTTTCGAGAACCTGCGACTGCTGCTTGGCGGCTTCGCGTTTAGCGAGCAGTTCTTCTGCCTTCTGGTAAGCCAGCGCTTCCGCGTAGGCTTCAGGAGACTCAAACTGATCAACGCTGGCCGTCGGGGCAGACTTGACAATCTGCGTTTCCGCAGACCGTTGCGCTTGCGCTTGCTCTCGTTCCCACTTACGTTGCTCTCTTGCGAGGCGTTTGCTGATCATCGCGTCGATGTCGGCCTGGGTGAATTTCTTCTCCTCGGGCGTCTGCTCGGCTTGACTCTCAACTACTTCCGGCGCGTTTTGCGCATCTTCCGGGACAGCCGTTGTCTCGGGCGCTGACGCGGATTCAACTTCCGCTAAGGCTTGAACTTCTTCAGTCATGATTGCTCAGGTTGAGCCCCGGTCTACTGGGCCGGTACAGTTCCTAGATTATGCGCTAAGAAGGCGCTTGCTAACCTATAAACGCAACAGTAGCAACATAGCTGGCGCCCAATCGATTTTTTACGTTCAATTTGCCGCCGGTGTACCACATGTTAAATTTTCCGTCAACATCTGGATTTGTACCAGCAGTTGATACTTCAAAAAGACTACCCGCAGGCGCAGCAATTGAATATATCGCGTTGCCTCCCGTAACAAACACTGCTTGGGTGGTGTAGTCATAGTTGATGCTAGCAATAAATAGCCCTCGGGCCGTGTTGTAAAACCTAGCGTCAAAAGCATACGTTGCGTCGTCGGCCAAGGCAGTTGACTGAACCGACGCGCCGCCGCCAGCGCTCCCCAACTGGTCTGCCAATGCTGCGCCGGCTAACAGCGGGCCTTTGTTTGTGCTGCTGCTGTTTGCGTATGCTGCGGTGAAACCTTGATTTAACGCGCCCGACAGCATCCCCGCGTACACAACCGATGTACCAGTGCTGGTAGTGACAAACGGTTTTATGTTAGCCGGAGTGCTAACGCCGTCTATGTTAACAACATTAGTCGCAATAATGTCAAAGTTTGTATCCGTTCCGTTGGTGGATATTGCGGAGTATGTTAGCGAAGGGACAACAATGTTATCTAGCCGCATAGTTCCATAAGTAGTACCGGCGTATCCCGTGCTAATAATCCAATCAACTGGATTTTTATTTACGGACACATTACTAACTGACACCAACGGCCGCGTAGGCGTAGCAACACCAGCGCCTGCTGTTGCGCTAACAATCTGAGTTATGTTATTGCCTATGCCTGCGCTAATAGAATTTAGCACTTGAAGGCCGTTGACTATGGCGCTGCCAGTGTCTTCGCCGTAATCGCTACCCTGAAAAAAACCCACCAGCGACAAAGTAGTTTGAAGGGGGGAAGTTGCACCTGAATTGTAGGGGCGGTAAATAAATTGGCAGTTGGACACCATGCCTACGCCGTACTGAAAATTTATTTCCGTACTGCCACCATAATTTGTGTACCCGTCATCGCGAATAATAGTTTCGTCGCGTACCGAACCAATAGCTTGAATCTTTAGCGCCCGCCCGCGGCAATTGCGGTATACATTACCATAAGACACGAGAGTTGATTGTGCATACTGACCTGATGCAACAGAAGGATTAGGTGAAAAAAACTTAAATCCGTCGTAATCAACATTGTTGACGGATCCAACTAAATCATCACCGTACACGCCTGAGTATTGGTTGCCATAGTGCATACACTCGCGAATATATTGCGTGTCGCTATATTGAGCCACCTCAATACCAGCAGTTCCTTGACTGCCGGGGACGCCAGTTCCTGCTGCGCGCGTAATCAAACGCACTCGATTATTAGCAATGGTTACAAGTTGAAAAGACCCTGATACATATACGGCTTGATTCCATATACCAGCTACATTCATCCGAAAACGAATAAATTGATTGTTAGAGATATCGCAATTTGGAAGCGTATTAGCACTTGGCGATGCCGTGTTGTAAACGCGAATGCCCGCAGCAATTTTGTCGTCGCCATCAAAAGACAATCCGTCAATTGTTAAGGAGTTGTTGCCTGTTTCAATTGCGATCAAATTGGCCGTGTTACTGGTCGCGCCTGTGTAGATAATTGTGCCGTGACCGTAAAACGTCACATCTGTGGCGATGGTTGCGGAAATGTTGCTTGTCATTGCGTAAGTGCCGGGGGGCACATACACAAACTGAGCGCCGGACTGAAGCGCGTTAAGAATAGCTGTCGAGCAATTTGTAACCCCATCGGCGACCGCACCAAAATCAGTGATGTTAGCGGGCGCCCCGCTAATCATCGAGTAGGTTACTTTGGTAAGGCTCATGACAATTCCTTTGGTCAAACGAAGTAGGTGGCGGTAATGATTAGCCCCGTCGCCGCAGTAGTCGCAGACGAGCTATATAGCCGGTCCAAATACGCCGAGGCGCTGCTGCTTTGCGTCAGCGCGTTTGTAGTAAGACTACCAACTGACGCGCCTGAAACCGAAAAAGGCAGCCCCGCACAAGCTATGCCGCCCGCAGATGCCGTAACGGACGTCGTGGCGTTTAAGTTTGCAATTACCGTTACTTGTCTGCCAATTCGGGTATATGTGCCGGATGAGCTAAATGTTCCGACAACAGTAAGGCCAAAGCCTTGAGTAGGCGTCCAAGTCCCCTGCTCATACCAGTTCAGCAACTGGCTCGTCATCCCCGTTGCGGGAGTGTTGGCGGTGAAGTTGACGCCTTTGGCTGCGGTGCCTTGAATTAGGTTGCCGGTGCTAAGAGTTTGATCGCCGGTAAAACTGTTAGCTGCGTCAGTCCTGGCGGCTGTAAAGTTTGCATCCGGCGTAGTCATTACTCTAGTTGCGGCAGCAGTCGGGCCAGCAACTTGCAACACGCCCGAGGTCGCATTAGATTGAATTTGCTTTGGCCGCAAATCATTGTTTGCAACTTTTACCGTTACGCCACTTTGTACAATAGGTAAAACCTCAGTACCCGCCAGCGGCGTTGTAGCTGCTGTTAACGCAGAAACTTTTGCATTAGCCATTAGTTGTATAGCACTTCAATAGATGAAGTATTTGGGGGCGCTTGAGAAAACGTCAGCGAAGTACCCACTACGGTGTATGTGTTCTTTTGCTGATAAACACCGTTAATATATACGTTAGTTGAATTTTCGCTATACGGAGCAGCCGACAACGTAAACACTGTTTGATCGCCAGTGCCGGTAAAATTTTGGGGTATGCTTTCGTTTGCCCCGTTACCGCGGATGTTGTCGTAAGTTGCGATCAGCACGTCGGCGCTGGTGTACAACGAAAATTTGTACGAGGCAAACGTCAGCCAAATTTCGCCCCCCGGCACTCGCCCTGCCGAGTTCAGCACAATAGGATTTGTGTGCGCTACATTGCCCGCGCTGGTAGTGTAGGTAGCTTGCGGAGTGGTTGTTCCAGCCGCGTAGCTGTACAGCTTGCCGCCGGCCAATGGCACGCCGTTGTTGTCAAAAAACTGCCAGCCAGCGCCGCCAATGGGGGAAAGATAGACGGCCATGTATTACCTCACGCGCTGAGAGCAGCAACTTTGGCTTGGAAGGTCTTGACTCGCTCATCCAGAGATGCTCGATCTGCGTTCAGCGCGGCCAGTTTCATGGCGTACTCGTCTTGGGCCGCTGCAACATTCCGCTCACGAACGTCTAGCTGTTGCGCCTGGTTCTTCATCTCTTGCGCCTTAGCCGCAGACTCAGCAGCAAAAGCCTTCTGGGCTTGCGCCAGCGCGGTGGTCTTAACGTCAACATCGGCCTGCTTGGCCTGCGCGGCAAGCGCTTCGGCCTGCGCGTCAGCCAGCATACCGGACGCCTTGGCTTCGGCGTCGGCTAGCGTTGCAGCAGCTTTCTCGCGGTCTTTGTTGGCTTTATCGACCGCCGACAACGCGCCTTGGCGCTTGGCAAGCTCGTCCCTAGCCTCAATCAGCCGTTTGAACTCACCCGGAAATTCCTTGGTGATGTACTCAATCAGCTTGGTGGAGTCAACAACGCCGGTTTGATCAAAGACGTACATGATCGGCCCTTATGCGTAGTAGGTGACGTTGATCTTAGCGCTGCCCGTCTGTTCAATGAACTGAATCGTAGCCAGATCGCCGTCGTATTGAAGCGTAGCCCCCGCAGCGAGCGGCATACCGACGCTGGCAGTAGGCGCAATGCCGTCGTCGCGCCACCGAACGGCTTGCGTTTCGACCGTGATGATGGCGATGGACGGTTTGCACGCCAGCCCGTTCAGATCCTTTTGCGGGACGGTGAGATAGGTGGCCCCCGACAAAGAGGTGATCTGCTGGTAGCCCAGCCGGGTGGTGATAGCTTTGAGTGTGAGTGCCATGTCAGCTTCTTTCCGTAAATGACCGCAGCCTGATTATTGTCGCACCGTTACCTACGGTCAAGGTGCCGGTGTAAATGCCACTTGGGCCGTATTGTACGCCTGCGGTTACTTCAGACGGGTCAGGGTATAGCGAGATGCGGGCTGCGGTGCCCGCAACAGCCGCGCTGTCAACCACCAATGCGCCGTTAGTGATGTGAGTAGTGGTTTGGGCCGCGCTGCCAACAATAATGGCCCCCGGCCCTGCCAGCACACCGGCAGCGTCGTGCGCCCGGGTGCGGGCTGCGCTGCCCACTAGAGTAGTGCTTGACCCGGTAAGCGTGCCTGTAGTGGCGTGCGGGGCGTTGTGCCTAGCCGTACCGGCAACCGTTGAGCCGGGGCCGGTCAGAACGCCGCTAGTAGCGAAGGCTCTAAAGCGTGCCGATGACCCGGCGACCGTAGTGCCAGGGCCTGCTAGTGCGCCCGTAGTGGCGTGAGTAACTACGCCGGTTACCCGCGCTGCGCTGCCGGTAACAGTAGCACCTTGGCCGGTCAGCGTGCCGCTGGTGGCAAACGCCCGGAAGCGTGCGGCAAAGCCAGAGGCTGTCGAGCCCGGCCCGGTCAGCGCGCCAGTGGTTGCGTGCTGTCGTGTTCTGGCTGCGCTGCCCGCTACGCTGGCCGTAAGGCCCGCCAAGGCCCCGGTCGTGGCGTGCGTAACCGCGCCCGCTGACCTAACCGCGCTACCGACAATGACGGCGCCGTCGCCAGCCAGTACGCCAGTGGTTGCGTGAGCGCGAAAACGCGCAGCGCCGCCGATGACATTTGAGCCTTGGCCTGTCAGTGCGCCGGTGGTAGCGTGGGTGGTTGCCCCTCCACCTACCTCAAACGCGCCCCCGTCGAATGCGCCTGAATCAAACGCTTGGGCCACGGATCACCCCAGCGAGGCCATGTACTCTAGATATTCCGGGTTTGCAGTAACGGCAACAATCGCCCACCCATCAGGGACCGGGTCGCCGGTCGGGATGAGCTGAAGATTCCCGTCAGCGTCCTGGAGTACGTCCCAGGTCATAGGTCTTGCTCCAAATACATCTTGTTGAGCGCAAGCAACTTGGCCGTGGTGCCCGTGACCGACTGAACTTGGGCGTTCATGTATAAGAATGTAGTGTTGACGGGCAGGTTGTTGGTAAGCGCTACATCGTCCATGAAAATGGTGCCCGTCACTGCATCGGTCAGGCGCACATAGATAGTACCGGCGTTGTTGGGGGCTGCAAAGATGTAGAGGTCAAGAATCTGGCCCGCTGTGACCGTGCAGCCGCTGGCGGTTTTGGTCAGCGTCGTCGCGTTGCGCATCGCAAACTGCCACGTACTATCCGCACTATCTTTAACCAGCGCACAAGTATTCGCCAACAAAGAAGGGTCACCAGCCAATGCTGCGATGTTGGCAGACAACCCCACAATCACTCTTATGTCAGCGGCCGTGGTCTCCATCCCAAACCGGGCATTGAAGAAAAACCCACCCAGACCCGCTGCATTGCCTCGCCAAGCGGCGGGCGACGTGGACACAGTCCCGCTACTACCCGTGGCCGTTGTGCCGGTGCCAAACGTAGCCCTTGAAAGGCTCGTCATCGCATTGGTGGTCGCTCGGGTGGGCGTTGCCTGAGCAGCGGCAGTACCCGCGTTACGGGCGGTATAGGCTGTGCCAATGGCCGTTTGAGCGGCTGCTGTGCTGGGCAGCCACAACATCAGCGTGTTGCCAAAAATCGCGGGCTGGTAAGCAACGTCCAGCCCGGTGGGGCCGATGCTGTTCAGGGTGGCGCGGTTTGCCCGGTTCTTGGCAAAAACCCGCATGGTGCCTGCGGATGGAGCAGCGGGCGTGGCTACATCGGGAAGGTCCAGATACTGGTCAACAACGTGTTCAGCGTTCCAATTGCTCGGTTGCACCAGCGTCGCATCCGTGCCGTCGCTTTTGGCGCTGCTGAATGCGTGCTTGATGTTGGGCATTTTTAGGCGCTCAGGGCGGTGTAGGTTAGGCTAGAGCAAGACACCGTATCGCCAGCGGCGACCGTGAGACCGTTGGTCATGTTGATGTCGCTGGCGCTCGCGGCCACCGCGCATTGGAGCACCACCACGCCCGCGCTGGTTTGCAGCGTGGCCGTGGCGACCGGGCTGGCGTTGCCGGTTGCGTTGGTGTCACTGGTGATGGCGTTAGCCGTGGCGGTGCCCGTCACTGCTGCCGGGAACGCAGTGGCGCTCAGTGACAGCGTAGCTACCGTGGTGCCTGGAGCGGCAACCGTGCCGCTGAGGCGAAAGGCGAGTTTGCCGCTGGCGCCGATCAGCGCCGTTACCGCGTCAGTCGCAGCGTTCCGTGCTGCCGTCGAGTGAGTCACAGCCAATTTGAAGCTCCTTTAGCTTGTCTTCGTCAAGATAGCCGACCAATTCGACTTCTTCAACTTTACCTGTTGCTTTGCGAGTGATTTGCACCGTAAACCGCAACTCGCCCGTTTGTCCGCTTAAGTTACTCATGCCAGAAACTTCAACTTGTACAGCGTTGACAGATACTGCCCGATAATCTCATCGATGATGTTTTGAATCGGGGTGTCAGTCTTGTCGCAGACCTCGTACCGGCACTTTTCCAGCTCATCCATCGAGGATTGCAAAAACTCGGTGATGTTGTTGGTCTTGGTGGCGCTCATCAGAGTGATGGGGCCAATTAGACCATGCCTGCCCTGATACGCCTCAGCAAACTTGTCCGCCAAGTCCACTATGTTGTCGTAGAACTCGTTAAGCGCCGAGTGCTTAGAGAAACTGCGGGTGTTCAAGTGTACTGAATGCGCTACGTCCCTAGCGAGAAACAGCGTCCCTACAAAATCTGCGGGCTTCATTGTGGCATCTCCGTCTGTTCGCGCATCTCAGGGATGCCGCCTTGTTCCATCGCAGCCGCGACCACACCCATAGCAATGTCTTGGATCTGCTGCTCGGTCATGCCGGCCTGCACTGCGCTAATGCGCTGCGTTTCAGCTTGGTACGCCTTGATCTCAGCTTCGTAGTCCTTGCGGCGCTGCTCTTGCACCTCAATCGACTTGCCGACGTTCTGGATCATCTGGTGCATCTGCTCCATCTCTTGACCCATCGCCTCCATCTGCTGCTGCGCGGCCTGCAAGGCAGGGTTTTCATCTGCATCCGACATAAACTTAGGATCGATGGTCTTGGCAAACCGCTTGGCCATCTCCTGAGCGCCAGGCCAGTCCATGTTCTTGACGAACAGGTCGCCTGCTACCGCCCAGAGTTGCGGGTTGCCTTGCAGCAGTTGCGCCATCGCCTCAAGGGCTTCTTGGCGCTTGGTGGCGTAGCCGGGGCCAGTGGTAGCCACTACGTCGTACTTACCGACGCCGGGGTTGTAGATCTTCTCCACCACGATGCCTTGCTCGTCAACAATCCTGTTGACGGGCTGCTGCTGGTCAGGGTTGATCTTGACCATCTTGGTTTCGCCGTCTTCACCAATGATCCGGGCGATGCGCTGCGTGTCGTAAATCTTCGGGATAAGGTCCACCAGTTGACGGGCAACGTGCCGTACGCCGCGAGCCAAGTTGTCACCATAGTGATAGGTGCCAACGTCGCCCTCGCGCTGGCGGGCGAGGATGGCTTTGCCTGACCGCTCGTTAGAACCCATGCCCAACGAGGCGTTGTACTGCCCCGTGGTGGACTTGATGTCCTCAGACGCCCCCGCCTTGGCCTGTAGAAGGCCGCTGGAGGCCATCGGGGGCTGTGCCCGCTGGGGCAGTGGCAGAACGGCACCTTGGCCGTCTGTAACGTCTGGGTTGACCTCCAAATACGGCCAGTTTTGCGTATTGGCGGTCTTCCACTTATCTTCGTAGCCCTCAAACTGGCCGCCATAGCCAATAAATGGTGCTTTTGGGGCCAAAGCCAGCATTTCGGCCTCTTGGCTGACCCAATAGTTGTACATCCGCTGTGCATCCTTGGCGTTTCGCACCAAGCCCGACACATACAGGCGCCCATCGACCTCAAATTCGTTGCCGACGATGCGAATTACGGGAATCCACTTGCCCGCCCATTCGCGTTCCTCAAGGATTTCGTACCCGTTGATCTTGCAATACTTCACCCGTGGGCGATCAGCCTCTCGACTGCGTTTCGGCTTACCATAAATCGCACGAAGTTGCTTATCTTCGGGCGTGCCCTCAAACGCGGTGGCGTTTCCGGGGTACAGGTTCAGCGTAGTCCGGTCATAGTCAATATAGTAATAGTCCGCAATGCGGATCGTATCTTCATTGAGCCAGTTCGAGATCGACTGATCGCCCACTCCCAACGACTGTAGGGTCGTAATGGGGGCGGCATCGGGGTACAGGCGGGTGTATTCCGCTCTAGTCAGGTCTTCAGTAACAAAACACCACTTGGCATCCGCGCCCGTCGGGTCTTGGATGGTCGGGTCCATGTACACGCTAAAGCTGTTACGGACTCGACCAATCTTGATGTCTTGGTCGAACGTAGCTTCGTCGCAATACTCAGTCAGCAGGCGGATGTAGCCCTCACCGTAGCTCACTTGGTTCTCGCAGGCGGTGTCGTAGGCGACGTCGGCGTCCGAGATGTACTCGATGTGCCGGATCATGCCGTTGAAAATCTCAGCGACCTGAACGTCGGCCTTGTCATCGACCGGGATGACCTTTGCGCCTGGCCGGTTCTGCCGCTGGTCGTTCGTGACTTGACGGACGTGTTGCGGCAGCTTGTTGATCGTCAGGCAGGGCCGAGCGTTGATCGTTTGGCCCTGCACCGCGCCACGGGTTGCCAGCACATCCGCCGGCCATTGCCAGTGGTTGTCAGGGCTACCGCCGTAAAACTTCAGGTCGTCGATCTCGTCTTCGCGGCTCTCAGAGTAGCAAGAAACAGCCATGTCAAGCCTGGCGCGGGCGGTTGCCAGAACGTCAGAGTCGCTTTTTTTGGGCTTACCACCCACAGCGACAGCAGCGGCTGCGACGATCCCGGTAACGTCAACCATGTTATTTCTTCTTAGCCGTCTTGGCCGAGTCTTTGAAGTCTTTGGCCGTAGGCGCGTTCTTGCTGCTAGGCTTGTTCATCTTTTCACCAGAACCCGCTTTGATGCGAGCCTGTTTAGCGTTGATATTAGCGTACAGACCGGGTTTGGTAGCCATTCTATGATCCCATCCAAGATGTACTGCCCGTAAAGTCCGAATAGACCTTGCGGGTAGGGGTTCGTGAATTGTACTCGCCTCGGCTGGCAACAGGAAACGCAAACGTCACCGCCAGCGCGTCGGCTGCGTCTGGAGAGGCCAGTCCACGGGATTTCATATCCTTCTTGCTCTCTAGATAGATCGTGCCCGTGCTGTCAGGTTTGGTCTTGGGGCCTGTCAGGTCGTTCTTAAGCTGCCGGTCCTCTTGGACTGCGGCAGTTTTAAGCCACTCCCGCATTGCGCCCCAGATTTCCGCTCGCTTATTACCCCACATAATCGGGTTCTTCGCTTTCCAGCCAAAGTTCACCCCACGCACTTTATACCTCTGCTCCGTCAGCCGGTCAAGGATGCCGTACCCGAGCCCGCCTTCGTCCAGCACCACCAGCGCCGGCTTGAAGTCCTCGATGGCCTCGATGACGTGCCCGACCACCGTCATGGTGTCGTCGCCCTTGTACCGCCTGATCTCCAACAGGTCGCGCCCTTGCCGCGCTACAATGACGGTCGAATCCGACCCGCTACGCGCTGGGTCCACGCCGATCACGATGGGCGCCTGCGGGTCTTTGTACTTAGGCCGCTTGAACGCCTCGTCTACGATACGCGGAGGAATAAACTGCTCATCTCCAGTAGACGGAAACTCCCCGTACACCTCAATCCGCGCCTGCGGCGAGTCCTCGCCATACTCGTCAATAATCTGCTGATATACCGCCTTGTCCGTGTCCTCGACCGTGCGGGCGTCAATCTGCCGGATGTTCCAGAACGCTCGCTTGGCGTTGAAGCACTCATAGAAGTACCCCTGGTTACGTCGCGGGTTGCTGAACGCGCACCAGAACCTGTGCGGCGTGTTCTCCGTAAAGAAGCCCTGCGCAACGTCCCAGATCTTGTCTGGAATACCCGACGCCTCGTCGAAGATCAGCATCACGCCGTCTGAGTTGTGCAGACCCGCGTAGGCGTCCGGGTTCTCCTCCGACCACAGCCTGCCCTCCGCGCCCCAGTACCGCGTGCCCTTGCGCAGGTCGCGCTCGACGATCTCCGCTAGCCACTTGGCCGGCGTGATCCGTGTCGCCGAGATTTCCCACCAGTGGCTGTTCATCAGCATCGCCAGCCACTTGGTTATCTCCGCCCATGTGATGGAGCGTAGCTGCGCCTCTGAGTTGGCCGACACGATGACCGACGCGCCGATGCGGGTCGTCAGCATCCACAGCACCAGCCAAGACACTAAGGCTGATTTACCGATACCGCGCCCTGACGCCGTGGCCATGCGCAACACCTTGTACATGTCCACATCGCCGTTGTCCGCGATGTGGTTCTTGATGTCGCGCAGCACCTGACGCTGCCAGGTGCGGGGGCCTTTGTACCGTTCTAGCGGTGTGCCCGGCTCCCCCCAAGGGAACGCGAACAAGACGAACTTCTCAGGGTCGTTGACTATCTGCGGCGACCAGAGTCGGGTCATTAGCCCCTGCTCTTGTTCCGCCGAGAATTTGGGCTCTTGCATTCGGCACCTCTTCGACCATCTCTACCACGCGCCGCTGCGCGGCCTCCAGCGCAGCCGTGATACTGATCTGCTGCGCTACGTCGATTTGCACCTGTTGCTTAGCAACCCAGCCGTAAGCGTGCTTCAGTATCTCCAGCGCCGCCTTGGAGTCGCCCGCCTCGGCTGCTTCGTGCAGCTTGTTAGACATACTGAGTTCGCCGTCGGCGCGGCCTTTTAGTTCAGCCAACTCCGCGATGGGGTCCAACTCACGCAAGCGCCGGTACTCGGTGGGCAGCAGCCCTGCGGCTAGCGCCAGTGTGTCGCCCTTTAGGCCGCGCTTCGCTGCGTCGTATACGCGGTTTAGTACGGCCTCGGTAGCACGCACTTCCCTGACAGATAGGGGCAGACTTTTGAACATGCTTTGAGTGTATAGCAAAAAATATTAAAAAAATTACCAAAATTCTTGTGGCCCCTACGTAGCCGTTGGCCCTGTCGCGTCGGCCCTACCCGGGGGGTAGTGTGCGCTCACCTACATGCACTAGGCAGGCAGGCGTGGGTGGTTGTCGCCGTGTCCACGCACACCGCACCCAGCATGTGGGCGGTTGTCGCCACGTCCACACACATCGCATCGGCTATCTGATGTGTGGGCGGTTGTCGCCGTGTCCACACACAGTTGATGTGCTGTCTGCGGGGTGTTTGACGCCCCTCCACGCGGTAGCCAAAATGTGGGCGGTTGTAGCGCCACCCACCAGCATCGCTGGCCGTACGTGCTACTGTGTATATATACAGTTATTTTCTTTTTCTCAAGGGTCTAATAAACAACCAACGACAACCGCCCACCCATAGGAGGGCGACCGCGCCACATCGCGCACACAATCCGCACACAAACCACTTGACAGCTGTACGGCATTGCCTTACAGTGCTCTCACACCAACTAGGAGCCCGACATGTTCGAACCCCGCATCATTAGCCAGTACGTCTACCGCGTCACCGAATGCCGGTCCAACCCTATCGACGCGCTCGCCGACTCGGCGCTGTACTGGGGCGTCAACATCTTTGCCCTTGCTCAGTTCTTGCGCGCTATTGACGCCCCCGGCGCTACGCGCCTCACCCTCATCTAACTAGGAGCCCGCATCATGACCGACCACTTGAAAGATCTTCTCACCGCAGTGACGCTCGCCGCAGCGCTCTTCGTCTTGCTCAGCTACGGCATGGGGGTGTTACTGTGAACTGCCACTACACCTACCAGAACCGCGCGGGCGACGTCTACCATGTTCTTACCGAGAACGTCGCGTCATGGGCGGACGAGCCCTACCCGCCCGGCGGGTTCCTGCGCGTCATGCGCGACGCGGGCGGGCGGATCCTCGCAGGCCCGCACGTTGATGAACTGATTAGCTGGGCCTGCCACTACACCACCACCAAGGGAGACTGAACCATGCCCACCATTACCCGCCAGCCTGACGGCACGCTGTCCACCTACACCGTCACGAACCCAGCAACATGGGCGGCGCTGCAAAGCCTCAAGCCCATGAAAAAGCCGCGTGCCAAAGCCGACAAGCGCCAGTTCCCACAGTGGCGCGCCGGCATGAGCACGGCCGACTACGTTCGGGGCTACTGGCGGCTTAACTTCGTCGATGGTACGGGGCCGTCCGCGTTCTTTCAACCGCTCCCCACCACGCCCGCAGCATGGGCGCCGGATACGGTCGAGATCGAGACCATAGAATGATCTGGGCCGCACTAGCCGCTCTCGCGGCCCTTGTCCTAATCACCCTCCTCGACCTATAATCGAGCCCTCCCTTGATCGCCCCCATTCGTGGGGGCTTTTTTTTTTACCCTCGCACGCGGGCGATAATCTCAGCGGCAGAGGGTGCGGGTAGGTCAACGACCCGGCGAGCGTCAGACTTAGACCCGACGAAATCAGGCGCGGCGTAGCAGTGCCTTTTCGTTCTGGCCTCCCGGGCGTGACACAGGCCGAGGTCATGCCAGCCGGCCTCGCGGAAGGCGTGTAGCAGGGCCTGAACGTGCAGCCGCACGGCGGCGGGGGCGCTGGGTTGCAGTTCCTCGACCACCGACTGCCACGGAGCACCAACCACGCCACGCGCAAACGGACCGGCACGGTCGTTCAACTGGGTCATCAGCCACGATTCGGCCGGCGACATACCCGCGCCCAGCATGATCAGCTTAGCCTCGGTCATCAGCGGGGGCGCACCGGGGTTCCACTGGGTCACATCACGGGCGTGCAGCCAGGCGGCCACCGCCGCCAGGCCACCGGCCCCGTACCAATCCCACAATGCTTTGGCCTCAGCGGGCGGCATGATGGAGGCCTCGCTCCAGAGGACGAGCCAGCGACGGTCGTCGGAGGGCAAGGTGATCGCGGCGCGCTCGTTCGAGAACGCCAAAACGAGGAGCTTATTGGCGGCATCGTAGGGGTGCAGGCCCTTGCGCTGGATCGAGATCAGATCAGGAGGCGCGGCCAGCAAGGGCTTGAGTCGGTTCTCAAGGGCCCGGCGGTCGCTGGCCTCAGTCTGGCGAAGCTCGTTCAAGACCAGCACCTCGCTCTCAAAGGCGTAACCCCATTGGGAATGGATCTCTTCGTTGCGGACGGTCGCCACGTTCGTGCGACCTTCGCCACCGATGGCCCACAGGAACGGGGTCCAAAGACTATCCTTACCCGCGCCAGGCTTGCCAGCGTGCAGGACACCGTGATTAATCTTGACACCGGGGTGCTGCACCTTCCAAGCCATGATGTTAAATACATGCTCACGCTCGGCATGGTCGGGGATCATCTTCTCGGCGTGGGCCAGCCACAGGGACACGTCGCCGCCAGTAGGGCGGGGGCGACCGTCCTGCCACTTGTTGCCGTACACGCCACCGGAGCGGGCGACGAGGACCGACTCGCCGGGGGCGTAGGCGATACCGTCCAACACCCGTCCCCCTTTATCTTGCCGGTGCTCGTCGTAGCAGACCGACGCTTCAATCTTGGGGTTCTTGCCGTGGATGGACCGGCACGACACATGCCGGAACAAGGCGTTAAAGTTGCTCCGCGTGAACTGGCGGCGCTCGCGCATGTCAAAAAACGCATCGTCCGACACGACGTAGGCGAAACGAGCCCACCAATCGGCCTTCTCAGTACGGGCGGCCTCGGCACGGTCAACCTCCGCGACCACCAAAGCAACAGCGCCGGCCAGCGCAGGAGGAGGCGTCAGGCGGCCAATCGTGGCGGCCATAGCTTGCTGGAGCAACTCGTCCCGCAGGCCAGGCGTGTGACGGGGGCCACCCTCAGAGGCGACCCACTCAAGGAACCAAGACGAGCCCAGATCGACGCAGTGCGAGTGCAGGCAGCAGTACGCCCGCCCGCTGGGCAGGTAACGGCCCTCGGGGTTGCCGTCAGTGTGCGAGGCGGCGTTGGGGCACTGTACACCCATCCAGCCCTCGGGGTTAGGACGGGACAGCACCAGCCCGCGCTCCGACAACCACGCGGCGACATCATCAGCGCCATCGTCGGACAGGCGCACGGGGCGGGGGCCAAGCGACTCGACCACCTCGGGGGTGACGCCGAGACTGTCACAGATCTGGGACAGAGTGTAATCACGGTCGGGGTGGAACTCGACCAGCCGAGCGGCGAAGCCGTCCCGGCCAGGCTTCAGGTTGACGCTACCCGGCAGGCGGAAGTTGCGGACGGGGTTTGTTGCGCCGGGGTCGGTGTAGCCCGCCGCCGCGATGGCCTTGATCGCGCCAGCGAACTCCAGCTTGGTCGGCTGTTCGCTGAACGCATAGCCCCACTGATAATTGTCCGGCGAGGTCTCCATGATCCAGGTCGGCGGCAAGGCGGGCGTCTTGCTCTTGGTGCCAACGTCGTCCAGCATCATCACCAGGACGTACTCGCAACACGCGGCGCTGGCGCTGGGGCGCCCCGCATCGAAACGGTCGATGATGAAGCTGGCAGTGTTGCCGAACCACGCCTCGCCGTCCTTGACGCCCCGCGTCGGCAGGAACGCCGGCCAAGTCGCCTTGACCGCGCCGTCGGCATGCAGTTGCAACTCACCATCGACGCGCTTAGGCGTCTGACGGACGATCAGTGCTGTCTCACCCTCGGGGGCCAGACCGGCCAGGTATTCGATGAAATTCATGCTCTATTCCTACAGTGAGCAGACGCGGCAAGCTGCGCCCTTTTTGTATTCGCGCAGCTTCCGCCCACTGGCGAATTCCGCACCTAAGGATTCCAGATCCGCAGGCCATGTGTCGCGACCGGGACTGCGGAACGTGGCGCCTATTTGTTTTTCCAGCGCAACGCCCCGCGCCCAATGAACGGGATAGTTGTTGTATAGATCACGCCATTCGCCCAGTCGTTGGTACGGGCACAGGGCGCAATCAGTGCGCTTAGGTATGGCGACGCCGCGCTGGCTAAGGTACGCCCACACATCGGCCTCTTTCCAGCCCCACTCACGCATCGGGAATCGTATCGCCATGTCCTCGCCGTAAATCCCTTTACGCTCTTCTTCGTCGGCGCGCAGGCCAACGTACAGCACTGACCCCGGCGGCAGTTCAGCCATGTAATCAATGGTCGGCTCGATCTTTAGCACGCGGGTACACCACCGCGCAAACACGCTGGGCAGCATGTTCATCTGCTCAATGGTGCCTTCTAGGTCTTTGTCGTAGCGCACGCGGATGATCGGCTTGCCAAGCATCTGCTCCAGTTTGGCCCAATGCGCCACCATTTCTGGCAGTTCGTTGCCGGTTTCATTGCAGATATATTCGTATTCACGCGGCTCAATTTCGGCCAACCGCAACGCCAACGCGGTTGAATCTTTGCCGCCGGACAGGCCAACAATATGTTTCATTTCCCGTATCTTTCCATTGTTTTAATTTCAATACCAAGCGGCAAGCCAGCCGCCCAGCTAGGCGGCGTGGTCATCACGCGCTGCATTAGCTCAGTCGTGCCCTCGGGGTCGTCCGTCTCGCAGACCACTTCGTCGTGAACGTGCAGGACAGCCTCGGGCAGCGCCCGCAGCGCCTCACGCAGCAGGTCATGCGCCGTGGCTTGGACGACGTTCTCGCAGGCCAGCCCCGGCCACAGACGGGCGCGGGGCCATTCTTTGGCGTCAGCAGCAGGCTTCCAGCTAGCCTTGGCGTAGCTGATACCATCGGCGTCGAGTCTTGCATGGGGGTAGCAGAGGATACGCCCACTCGGGAGCGAATACCATAGGTGGGCGCTGTCAAAGAAGTAGGACACGCGGCCCGCCTTGAACTCCACGCCTTTCTTGCGCATCGCGGCGGTGTAGGCCCGCTCTAGGTCCGACCAGAAGGTGACGGCCCACGGGTTAGCCCGCCGCCAGGCGTGGACCATCCGCTTGGCCTCGGGCTCCGGCATCGCCAAGCCGTAGATGCGGCCCATAGCGGCGAAGGCGCCAACGCCACCCGCGAAGCCGCAGGCGAGTTCTTGCACCTTCCCGATCTGGCGTTGCCCCGCCGCAACAGCGTCCTCGGCCTCGTAGCCGGCCAGGATGGCATCGTAGGGGCGCCCGAACGTGGCGCTGGCGTTGACGATGTAGGCGTCCAGCCCAGCAGCGAACGCGGCCAGCTTGGTCTTGCCAGTAGGCGTACCGGCCAGCCACGGGTTTACCCGGCCCTCGATGGCGGACCAGTCGGCCACCACGAACTGCTTACCCGGCGCTGGGATCAGTGCGGGGCGCAGCATCCCCTTCAGAACGTCGGTGACGCGCTTGCCGAACTCAGGAACGATCTGATGCCCCCGGACCATTGCATGCCGCGCTGCTTGTGGATTCTTGGCGGTCTTGCGGGCGAAATTATGAACTTGCAGCCCGTATGAACTGGCCCGACCCGTTGCAGCGCCACCAGAGAAAACGAACGCCCCGCGCACACGGTGATCTTCGACATCCGCAAGGTCGGCCATACGGACGAACTTGGCGACCGAACTTGCCCAAAGGTCGTCAGCGCACTGGATGACTGTCGCCGCAGCATAGGGTACTTCATCAGGGTTTTCCTCAGACAGGATCAGTAGTGCGGCACGAACGGACTTGTCGATGGACTGCTTGCCCTCGTCGGTAGTCATCAGACGACGCGCCTCGGGGCCTACGCGGTCCCAGACCCACTCACGCATTTTGGGCGAACGTACTGAGGTGATCTCGCCCTCGGTCACCTCGACCACCTCGGCCTCGATAGCGGCCAGTTCCTGCGCGGCGTAAGCCTGCGCGGCCTTGGCGAGGTCTACGTCCACCAGCACGCCCCTTGCGTTTATCCTGGCATTAACGTGGTAGTCGGCCAGTTCTTGCTCAGACAACGGGCGCATGGCCTGCGACACAGCCCGCATGGCGCGAACGTCTTGCATCGCGTATTCGCCGAGTTCGGCCAGCACTTTAAGATCTTTACTGAACGGGGGCATACAGCACAGCCGAATCAACTGCTTACCGCGATGATCCTTGCGCATGTTTGCGCCAGCGAACCGGCCAACGTCTTCTAAGCCGCCGGGTCCGCAGTTAGCCCGAGCCTGCGCAGCGGTGCAATACCAGCGCTCCAGAGCAGGCTCGGCTAGCCCGTAGTCTGGGCACACCACATACCAAGTAAGCAGCCGATCAAACTCTTCATTGTGAGCGCGTATCTGGCCGCCGTTTTTGAAATAGTCTGCTAGCCGCTGAGGCACAGGCTCATGCGCCCACCATAGTTGAACGTCTTCATCGTCAAACGCATACGCCGCGCACAGCATCTTGGTGCTGGGATGCTGCGCGTATTGATACGCGCCATGTTTGACCAGATCACACTCGCTCTGAGACTCGTAGTCCAGCCAAAGGGTGTCAGACATGGGCCAAATCCTTACGTTTTGTGTGCCAATGTCTTTGCTCGTAAGTGTGAATGTGGTGACAGTTTGAACAAAGCACTTCGCATTTAGCGATTTCTGCCATCAGTTTCTGCCATGCTTTTTTTGAGTCTTGACTCACACAAAAAAGTTTTTCGCCGTGAATGTGGTTGAACTCAAGCGCCGCAGGATGAGCGTTAAATCCGCAATTAGAACAACCACGATCGGTTTTTATTTTGTTGAGTAAATCTTTACGCTTTTTTTGATACGCGCGAGTGAGTATTTTTTTGCTCGGTGACGAACTTCTACACTTTGACCCGCAATAAATTTGCCAAGGCAAAGTAAACGTAAAACCCGCGCCGCAAGTTTTGCACAGCTTCTGCATGTGAACACCCCAAACAAAAAGCCCTGTTCTGCACTCTCACCCAAAGCGGGCGTTGGCGGACCTGCAAGGTGCAGGCAGAGTGCAGAACAGGGCTTACCTTGAATGCGCCGCCAAGCGCAGGTGTAGTGTAGGACATAAAAACGGGGGCCGTAGCCCCCGCCCCTCTCAGTTAGACCGCAACGCGGCGACGGCGTGCGGGCGCGGCTTCCACCTCCACCTCGGGCTCGTCACCACCCATACCGACCCACGACTGAACGTCGAAGACCGGCGTGTAGACGCGCCCGTAGCTCTTGTGGGCGTAATGGTCCTTTGCCAGCTTGACCACCGGCACGGGCGCCGTCTGGTCCTTATCGACTTGGGTGGCAATCGCCACCGCCAGCGCCTGCACGGCCCGCTTGCCGCCCACCGAGGTAGTGGAGTAGCGCGCTTCCATGCCGGCGTCAGCGCCGCTGGTGCACTTGAGCGAGAACCCGACTTGCGGCTCCCACCCACGCTTCGCGCCGGGAGGCGCCGCGTCAACCTCGGGCAGAGGCTGGGTCACTGGACCCATCTTCTCACCGAGAACGTCGCCCTCGCCCCATGCGATGAAGCCATGCACGAAGGAGAACGGGTTGACGGCCCAGAGGCTGCCGTCTTCGACTTCTTCTTGCTCGGCCCCGTAGACCCAGTGGCCCGTCTTGTCCATTTTGATGATGACGGTCGTGGAACCGACATCAGGCGCGATGGCGCGAAGGGCCGTGGTCAGGGACGCAACTGCCGGCAGGCCGGCTTGAGAGAACACAGTCATAGAGGACACGATTGAACCTTTCATTGGAGTTTAGAGAGGGCCGCAGTCAACTGCTGCCCGATGAGAACCACCGCTGACCGGGGATCACTCTCCGGGGCGATGGTGTTGCCACTGCTAACCGCCACCACCTGATCGGTGGGGAAGTCAACCTTGGCCTTCTTTGCCACCTTCTCGGCTTGAGCAGGTGACAGAAGTTCCTTCTTGAAGATGTCGTCAGCGCCAAGGCCAACGGCCATCAGCGCCTGCTCGGCCTTGGCCTCATCGACCCACTGGCGCGTCGCACGCTTCGATACTAATTTATACCCCGGCACAGGGATACTTTTCTCAAGCCGCTGCATTGCCAGCGCCCGAGCGTCGCCGATAAAGCCTTCCAGCTTCTCGGCCAGCGCCAGCGCACGGCCCAAGTCCTCGTCGCTGATGCCGGTCAGGGCCGTTTGGATAGCGCGGTCGATGGCGCCGGTCATCTTAGGGCAGACGGGCTTCGCCGTACACCAGCGGCACCAATCGCCGATTTCGAGAGGCGCGTCGGGCTTGGCTGACAGCTTAACCGCATTGACGAGGTCACGCTCAAACTGGTCTACCCGCGCCCAAGTGGTCACCCAGCGGCGGATGACGGGGAACTGCACGATGATGATCTCGACCTCGCGGGTGTCCTGAGCGGCCCACTGAACGCTGCTGGTCTTCTTAGCCGCCGCAGCGTAGAACAGACCCTGCTCGTTTTCTTCAGCGCCGACTACCACGCCGTCACCGAACTTCCAGTCGAGGATGACGCAACGGTCACCGATTTTGCCGACCAGATCCACGTTGCCGAACACGCCTTCCAGCGCGGCCACGCCCTCAAACTCGACCTGAACCTCCTGCGCGAAGTTCATCTCGCCCTTGGGGTCGATCTGGTCCAGGGCGTTAACGCAGAACGTCAGCTTCTCGACCTGCGCCTCTGTCAGGCTGACGTCAGCGCGAATAGCGCCCATCACGTCCTCGGTCCCGAGCAGGCGGTCCATGCAGTTGTGCAGCATGGTGCCCTCGGCGGCGTACTTGCTCTCGATCTGCGGCGGCATACGCCGCACCAGCGCCACGCTGCCAGGGCAGTTGATGACCCGCTTGGCGGTTGACCCGCCGACTACTTTACTGTGCTGCATAGGACTCTCCTTTACCGTTGAGGCCTCCAGTGTAGCCGCAAGAAAAGTCTTGTCAACAACTTTCTGTTAGTGTAAAGTTCTGGACATGGAGAAACAGAAATTTTTGGAGCGCGACATCGAGGCGTACTTGGTGCGCCGTGTTAAGGAGCGCGGCGGCAAGGCGTACAAGTTCGTGAGCCCCACGAACCGGGGCGTGGCTGACCGGCTGGTCGTGCTGCCAAGCGGGCAAGTCTGGTTCGTTGAGGTCAAGACCGAAGGCGGGCGCGTGTCGCCGCTACAGCGCATCTTCGCGGAAGAGGTCAAGGTGCTAGGGTGCAACTACGCACTGGTGTGGTCTAAGGAGGACATCGATGCTTTCGTTGCGCCCAGTTCAAGAAACGGCTGCTGACTTCCTGTACGAGCGTGACCGTGCGCTGATGCTGGCGCCGGTCGGCTCAGGCAAGACGGCGATCACGCTCACGGCGTTGCGCCCGTTGCTGCTGCACGGCATCGCCCGCCGCGCCTTGGTACTGGCACCGCTGCGGGTGGCTGCGCACGTTTGGCCCGAGGAGGTGCAGAAGTGGGCGCCTCAGTTGCGGCTGGCCGCCGCCGTCGGCACGCCCGCGCAGCGCCAGGCGGCGCTCGGCAGCGACGCCCATGTCATCGTCAGCAACTACGACAACATCCAGTGGCTGGTCACGCAGCCTTGCGACTTTGATGTTGTCATCTTCGACGAGCTAACGCGGCTGAAAGACCCGAGCGGCAAGCGGTTCAAGGCGCTAGAGAAGTGGATCAAGGACGTACCCATCCGGTGGGGCCTGACGGGTAGCTTCACCAGCAACGGCCTTGAGGATGTGTTTGGCCAGTGCAAGATCGTTGACCAGTCGCTGTTGGGTCGCGCTAAGGGCGCGTTCCTGCAACAGCACTTCTACTGCATGAGCCGCGACTTCAACGACTGGGAGCCGCGCCCCGGCGCTCTAGAGGCGATCATGCAGCGCATCAAGCCGGCCACGTTCCTGCTGGAGGGCGCGTCCACCAACCGGGCGCTCAACATCGTACCGATGGCCTGCGAGATGGACCTGACCGACTACGAAACGATGAAGAAGGACTTCGTACTGGAGCTAAACGACGCGACAGCCATCGCGGCGTCAGCGGGCGTTGTAACGCAGAAGCTACAGCAGATGGCGTCCGGGTTCCTGTACACGCCAGAGCCGCGCTGGCTGTCGCACCACAAGTTCGACCTGCTGGACGACATCCTGTCCGAGAACCAAGGCGCCAACACCATCGTCTTCTACAACTACATCGAGGAGCGCGAGGAGTTGCTGCGGCGATACCCGCACGCCCGAGGCCCCGAGGCGCTGGACGATTGGAACGCCGGCCGCGTGCGGCTGCTGGCGCTGCACCCCAAGAGCGCCGGCCACGGTTTGAACCTTCAGTCGGGCGGCCATCACATCATCTTCCTGTCGCTGCCGTGGTCGTTGGAACTGTACGAGCAGGCCATCGGGCGGCTGCACCGCAGCGGCCAGCAGCACGATGTCTGGGTCTATGTCCTACAGACAAAGGGAACCATTGACGAGCGGATTCTTACCGCGCTCAAGGAAAAGAAGTCGTTATCGCAAATCGCTGTGGAGGCATTGAAATGACCAAGTGGGCCGAGAGGCTGAAGGTGGCACAAGTCGAGCTGCGCATCGCGCAGAAGTTCTTTAACCAGGCGCAGCGACGGGTCTACCGTCTTGAAGCCTTAATCGCTGCGCTAGAGAAGCGCCTGGAGCAGAAATGAGACATTCGTGGCGTTGGCTCAATGAGAACCTTTCGGCAATACCGGAGGATGAGGTACTGGCGATGCTGAACGAGGAGCGGGCCGTGCATAAGCGCGTGACGTTCTTGGAGCGGCTGCACCAGCGCTACTGTGCCCTGCGTGACGCCCGCGAGCGCGTCGAGATCCTAAAGGAGGCCGTGAAATGACACCTTACGACACAGGCAAAGTAAAGATCGGGTCCATGTATCACCCGCGCCCGGTGTATCCGATGAGCGACTTCGAGCAACGCCTGCAAGAGTCCCTGCTACAGCGTGAGCGCCGCGCCGTCGCGGGCGTTGACTTGCTGTGCTGGGTCATCGCC